GCGGCAGCGGCGGAGGCGGCGGAGTCGGAATGTAGACGACGAGCGGTCCGTCATCGGGAGTGAAATAGAAGGAATCGGAATAGGACGGTGGACGCCGTATTTTCGACATCAAAACGGAATGATTTTGGACGCGTCTGCGTTATAGTAAGTATACGAAAGAATGGGCGAAAGTTGGCAGTATGGAATGAAGGTTGAGTTTCAAGTTACGAAGGTCCTTGCGGACGAGCAAATGTCGCGATGCCACATAAAGTACGTAGACACGGCGTGTCACGGCAAGGTTCTCTTGATGGACGGCGAGGTGCAGTTCTCGACTGCGGACGAGGAGCGCTACGGCAAGATGATGATGTGGGGTATTCCGCAAGCGCCCTACTCGCAGAACTGGAAGAAGGGCGAGTTTACTGTGGATATTCTGGTACTGGGCGGCGGCGACGGTTTATTGGCGCGCGACCTGCTGAAGCGCAGCCAGGCGCTTCCGCAAATCACGATCGTGGACTGGGACGCAAAGTTTGTCAAGTGGGCGAGCACGAACATTCCGGAAAACAAGGGGTCTTTAACGGACCCGCGCGTGCGGGTTCTCGATATGGACGTTCGCGATCCGCGCGTCATTGAGGAGGGCAAGATGTACGATGTCGTACTACTTGACCTACCCGATCCGGATTCTCCCGAAATGCAGGAGCTCTACACCTACGTCGTAAAGACGCTTATACCTGCCGTTTCAAAGAGTCACGTGACGGTGAAGGCGCACGTGGGTCCCGCCGTCGTGACAAAAAATATGAACCACCCGAACTGGGCGTTCATCCATACGTTTGAGCGGGATATAGAGACTATGTTTTACAACACCGGCAGACGCACAGAGTGCACTCTGAAGATTGATTACATTCCGTCCTACATGCACGAGTGGGGGTTTGTGACCTGCGACGCGTGGAAGGATCCTGCAATTAGCGACGGCGCTTACCGCCAACCTTCGCCGTCCTGCTGCTCCCGCGCCGACGACGATGACGACGACGACTGCGGCGGCCCCCCGCGGCTGGCGCCGACGCCGGACCCGCACCCGTGAGGCTGGATCCGCCCGGAGCGTGCCACGTGGCGTCTCCCATATCGCCGTACCGACCCGCACCGTCTGCCAGTGAACCATCTGCTGCACCGTTTCCGTCTCCACCGCCAAAACCGTACAACGAACCACCACGTCGGTGTTTCTTTTTCGTTGCCCCGCGCCGGCGTCCGCCCAGCGGCCCCATCGCTATGCCACTTCCACCCTCCATCGGTCCGGAGGCCCCGCACCCGCCGCCACCCTTGAAGCTCTTGGACGCAATCTTCATCGCCTCGCCGAACTTGATGCCTTTCGCCTTTGCCACGCTCTTGATGTGCGCAATCCACGCCGAGCGCTTACCGCCCTTGATGGGTTCGGGAGAAAGTCCTCCGGCGGACGCTGCTGCTCCTTCAAAAGAATGGGGCATATTGCTTGTTTATTTAGGTCGCAGACTTTATTGTGAAGTCGTACATGGCCGACGTAATCTGCTTGGGCTGGAACGAGACGGCGGGTGTCTGCTGCTTCGGCGCCTCGTACGTCACGGGGTTGTAACGCAGTCCCTCCTCCTTCAGGACAAACGACCCCTCCAAAAACGTCCCGATATATGGATCAAGTGCCTCGTCAATGCTGCCATAGTTCATGGCCACCCATTGGCACCCGAATCCAAAACATATCTGCGCATTGCGGTTCGTGAGATCCTTGCCCTCGTCGGGCACCACCAGCGTGATTCCGCGTCGGTTGAATTCGATGAGTTCCTCGTAGTCGTACGTCTCTGCTGCCTGCTTGTAGGTCAACCTGCGCATGTAGGACGAATCCCACGACATGTTGACGAGTTCGTCCATTCCGTTGCCCTTTGTATTTTTGCCACTGACGACGATAATCTTGCCGATGAGGTTGCACACGGGTTCCAGAGCAATGTTCTTTTTCTGGTAGGTGTAGGGCAGGTCGAGCAGGAAACGGGACAGCGTCTGTTTGAGCACCTCTGCCGCTTTGGTCATCAGTGTGTTGTTGGTGGTGTGAAAGTTTAGGGAAAGGACGAAGGGATTCTTGTTTCCGGGAGTGTCGGCGGCAAAGGCGGTGTTGGCGATTTCCACGCAGCAGTCTTCGAGTTTTATGCCGTTGTAGGAGTAGAGCCGCTTGTAGGCCGAGTCGGTCAAACCCGCAGTGGGGACGCCTTCGACGTCGTAAATGTTCAGATCCACGACGCGCGCACCTGCCTGAATAACCTTTTTGACGGCAGACGCATAGGTGTAGTCTTCGGCGTCCTTGTTGGCGTAGATTGAGTTTGCGGAGGCGGCGACCATGTAGTCGCACATGACGCGGTCGCTGGGGCACCCGACGGGGGCGTTCGCAAAGGTTTCTTTCGCGGACGGCGCCACGCCCATCGCATCAATGACGGTCTGAATATTCTTCGTGCCTTCTGCTTCGGACGGTTTCGTCGCGCGGGCCATGCGAATGAACCCAAACACTGCGAGCAATGCGAGTATGATTCCCACAAGCACACATGCGATAATCCACTTGTACTCCAAGAACCAGTTCACAAACGTTGCGAGAGCTCCGCCGCCAGCTCCGCCAGCGCCCACACCATTGATCTCCTCCATTACTTCTTGCTACGACGTTGTTTGTAGCGGAAAAAGAAGTGCCGCATCCACTCGAGCACGTCGTCGGGGATTCGGCGTTCGATCGGTATCTCAAAGATAGAGCAGTACAAAAAGTATATAGAGTACATCCCACACTGGGAGTCTTTGGTTTGGTGCTTGACCTTGTTGTAAAAAAGCTTCATCGGAGTCCTTGACGTTGGCATTTTGTCATACTGCTCCTTCCATCGATTCATCAAAACCACAACCTCTTTTTCGGGGGTTTGTCCGTACGAGTCAAAGAAGGACATGTGTGGTGTTTGCGAACGAATATCGGCAAACGCCGCCATCCAGTGCTCGCCGGGACCGTCGGACGTATCGGTGTTAAACACCACTCCGATACTGCGGTAGCCCTTCTTGTAGAGTTCGGCAATGTTCAGACTGCACAGCGAGGACACCAGACATTTACCCGTCTTTGCGCGCTTATCAAAGTCGATCGGCACACTGCCGACGTAGTAGTAGGACGGAACCAATTTCTCGTAGTATTTCTGGGACATGTCAATATCTTCGGAGGACAGCCATTCTGCGCCGTTTTCTTCCCAACTCTGGGGCGCCGCCGGTTTCTTAACTAACGAGTGCACCACGCACGCCCGCTGGGCGTTGGCGGTCTTTGCGTCGCACTCGTCTTTTAGACGCCGGGTGATTTCGTGCCATGCGTTCGGGCCCTTTCCAATGTTGGGTTCGTCGGGGTGCTCTTCGTTGTATGCCTCGCGAAGTTTTTCGACTTCACGAGGATCCATTGTTCAAAACGGATGTTCTTTTTTAATGTCTACTGAAAAGCACAGCAGCAGAATGAGTTCGATAAACGCCGCGACCGCATCTATTGATCAGCGCGACCTTGTTCGTGCCGTGCGCAAGTTCCGCGAGTACGACGACAAGCTCAAGGAACTTAATAAAGAGGTCTTTAAACTGCGCGAGGCGAAAAAGTTGGTGGAGGAGGAAATGGCGGGCATTCTGAAGCGCGGTCCGTTCGCGACCCTCGACAAACTTGAACTCGCCGGAGATCAGTCGCGCATAGATATCCAGAGACCAGGCACGTACAGCAAGCCGTGGTCGTACGGTCAAAAGGATCTCGACACGGACGCCACCGAATACTTTGCCAAAATAGGGAGATCGCGCGAAGAAGCAAAGGGGTTTGTCGATTTCGCCAAGTCGCGCAAGAAGGCGCAGTTGGTGTCTACGGACTTCTCGTTTAAGCGCGTCGTGAGCGTAGACGATAATGCCAGCGGCAACGGCGAGTAGATTTGACGAGTGGTTGAACGACCACCGAGAATCACTTCAGCAACTTTTTTTGGATCTGGAAGATTCGTTAAAGACAAGGGGTTTACTGCGAACCGATTTCAAAAAGTATAGAACGCACCACTTTTCGGAATTCTGCCGCAATGTATTCCGACACACTTCACTCTGGGCGTACGACGAAACTTTTGGATGATTACACAGAAAAGCACCGCGCGTCCCATCTTGAAAAGGGATGCCAAAAGTTCTGGACAACCTGCCCGTTTTGCCAGATTATTGTTGAAGGTCAGACGGACAAGGCGTACGATATCGCATATGCTCTGTTTTCAATCCATGTGACGCGCGCACTTGCCGAAACTCCGGAGCTTGCGGATCACCGGGCAAACGAGCTGCTCGGGAACCTTGCGCTTACTGCATACCATGACTGGATTCAACCTAGGTATGAAGACATTGATTTAACGGACGAAGAGCTGATGGAGCACCCCTATGTGCGCCGAAAACTTCTCGAGTAGTACTGATAAATGAAGACATACAAAGCAGGTCGTCGGCGTCGTCATGGCCGCAAGCAGTCGGGCGGTTCGGTCGTTGCGGACGCACTCGTGACGGTAGGAGCCCTTGCGGCGTGGAAGTACTTTACCAAGAAGGGAGGAGGGTCGCGCCGGCTGCCGAAGCGACACGGCCTCAGCGGGAAGAAATCACTTGCACGCTAGGATTTTCAAACCCGTTAAAATTCGACATGCTCACCCACGAATATGCGCCAATATCGCGGACTTCCAGAACGTCTGAATCGTCGGTTTCTTCCGGCAACCACACGTTTTCCGCAATAATATCGGCAGAGTCGCACGTCCGCCCGAATATGGTGTGTTTTACCATGCGCGTGTAGGGTTTGCGACTCACGCACGTAAACTGAGGCTTGAAACCGTCAAAGAGGACACCGGAAAAGATTCCGTATACGGATTCGTCGATCGTGATGCTGGGCGTGCCGTCGGGCAGCATCTTGCGGCCAATGACGGGCACGCGCAAGGAGCAAGATTCCTGAGCGAAGAACCGTCCAGGTTCCGCAATGACGGTCTTGAATTCTGAAAGCAGCTCGACTTGGCGACGAATCAGCGGCGCCAACTCGTTACTGAAAAAGTCGTTCTTCTCTGAACTTCCCGAAAACCCACCGCCAATATCGAGTACTTCGGGTTTGAACGAGTTTGGGTACCGCGAAAAGCGCTCCAAGAATTCGCGGACAGTGTCAAAGGCTGACTGGTATGCTATTGTCGACGTGCAGTCGCTTCCGACATGGAAGGCGAGTCCGTATATCGGAATTTTAGGTTCTACGTATTCAAGTTCGTGAATGTTGCGAATGTTAAACCCAAATTTTTTGTTGAGCGGAATGCGGGACTTGCCCTTGTCGTCTACAAAGATGCGTAGAATGGGTTTGGCGCGCGGAGAGACTTGGTGAATCTTTGCGAGTTCGTAGCGACTGTCAAAGGTCGTCATGCCTTTATAGTCGGCGTCAAGTAGTTCGCGGCGAGACTTGCAGGGGTTGGCGTATATCACACTTCCAGAGTTGGCTCCAATCGTGCGGGCAGATTGCAGTTCGGCGAGCGAGGCGCAGTCGAATCCGCACCCGCCCTTGTGCAATTCCTCCAGTACGACGGGCATGTTGTTGCATTTCACGGCGTAGTAGGGCCGGATGGCGGGCAGGCAGTCTTTCCAGAGTCGGATGCGGTCGCGGATCGATTGCAAGCAAACCTTCACGACAGCACCCAGCGTTATTGAACCCTCGCGAGAAGAATATTTTTTGGTTATACCAGTTTTACAATGATGCGGTGGGTGTATCCGACCGTCTCCAAAAGGTGGAGTTCCATGTACCCTTTTGTGGAAATGTAGAGATTCACGTACGAATTTATAATTGAATCGTACGTGTCATCAACAATCATGATTCCGCCCGGTTTTAGAAGAGCATCTGCGTTCTTCATATCGTGGGATATGCAGTGCTCGGTGTGACCACCATCGACATGAACCACGTCGTATGTTCCGACGACAGATGGATTTGCTGCGATCCACTCGGTCATAGTTTGAGCGGAATCACCTTCGATATATTCAAAGCACACGTGTGGGTATGTGTCCTTAATATACTCCAAGCACGGTTTCGTGTAAGCATGACGCCCGATATCAAAAACTGTAAAGTCAAGACCAGTCTTCTCTCGCCCCATCAGCATAAGCATTACCGAATGACCCGCATTGAATCCAATTTCGCAGATGCGTGTTTCCGCACGCCTTCCGGACCAAAAAAGGTTGACCTGTTTGTTGTACAGCGCTTCGTAGATCGTGGTCGTACCGTGAACATAAAACGAGTTACCTTCAAGAGAATCGCCACTTTTAACGACAATATCCTTGATATCTGCGAGCATCCGCTCCTTTTCTGGTTCACAAACGTCATAGTCGACTTCATTTTGCGTCTTTTGCCTTTGAGATCCGCTGACAATGTTGCAGTCTCCGATTCGTGCGGTTATGTAGGACTTTGAATCTCCAAAAAATTGCCAATAATGCCTACATCCTCCGAAATTCACAAAGAGTCCCGCTGTTTCGAGACCATTACGACTGTCGCACCACGCATAATCGCCTCCGCCCCACGGTGTTTCGACCTTTCCGCCCTCGCGAAACGTAACAAACTTCCCAGATTCATGAACCCATTCGAAACTTTTATTTTTTAGAATCAAGTCTCTATTCCCAGAAATAAGTCCGGAATTCGCGAGTCTGTCAGACATATATGCGCACATGCGCTTAAATTTTCCCTGTCCATCGCCAATCGGCGCGAAAAAATGAACTATGCACAAGGGTTCGCCCTTTGGTTCGCCTAAAGATACGAAGCGCTTCATCCGCTGAGAGTCGATAGAACCGCGCTTGTAAAATATGAAATTTATGAAGGGTTGTTCGAGGCAGCAGGGCATATCTCCTCCCTTTTTCTCCGTTGAAAACATGAAATCGCAGCATTCTTCGAACACGCTTCGAATATGAGGAGTGTTGCGAAACGCTAGAACACCCGTGTTGACCGCAGGGGTATTCGACGGCGACGCGCAGATTTCTGGAG